GAATTCTTTACCGCAGCGAACTTCCTAGCATACGGTAACTCACTGTATGTGACTCGCGTTATTAGAAGCTCAAACGCATCTACGCTGTCTACAGATACAGTTGTAGCTCGTAACGCTGTTTCTAATACGCTGGGTTTCTTGACCTCGTCAAACACGAAGAATACTATCATCAAGAATGACGATGACTATGCACAGAACTATTCATCTGGCATTTCAAACATCGGTTCTTGGGTCGCTAGATATCCTGGCGCATTGGGCAACAATATCCGTATTTCGGTTTGCCCAACAGCGAACGCATACGAAAGCACACTGACTGGTTCTCTTAACTTTACGAATAACAGCGTTACAGTTACAGGAACTACGACAGCGTTCACTAACCAGCTCACAATCGGTGATATTATCCTTTGCGGACCTGATAAGGTTGAGCGTAAGGTTGCTCGCGTTACAAACGCAACTTCACTAGTTCTTCAGAGCGCATATGTTGGTAACACAGTAACTAACGTATCAAGCGTAACTCGTCGTTGGGAATTCTTCAACAACGTTGGTGGTGCTCCAGGAACTTCTACAGAAGTATCTAGAACAATTGGTACTGGCGACGAAATGCACATTATTGTTGCTGATCGTGGTAGCCAAATCACTGGTTTCGCTAATACAGTTATCGAAGTATTCGAAGGTGTTTCGAAAGCTCTCGGCGCTCGTAGCGAAAACGGAACTAACATCTACTACAAAGATTATATCAACCAAAACTCTAAGTGGATTTGGTGGTCTGCTCACCTAACTGGCATTACAAATGCTGGTAAGTCACATACATCTGGTTCTTCGTTTGGTGCTGGCACTCAGTCACGCCCAATCAACACGAACCTGTGCCTAGGACGTGACGGTGCGACTCCACGCGAAACGGATTATATCAACGGATATAACCTGTACAAGTCTGCTGAAGATGTTGATGTATCGCTGATTCTCGGTGGCGCTTCAACTGCTACTCGTGCTATCCACATTATCAATAACATCGCTGAGTATCGTAAAGATTGTATCGCAGTCCTTTCGCCTCGTCAGGCTGACGTAGTGAATAACAGTGGATATGCTGGATCAGAAGTCGATGATATCGTAGCGTTCCGTAACTCGCTGCCATCATCTTCATACGCAGTGCTTGACTCAGGTTGGAAGTATCAGTATGACAAATACACTGACCTGTTCCGTTATGTGCCACTGAACGGTGACACAGCTGGTACGATGGTTCGTACTGATCTTGAGCGCGATCCTTGGTATTCACCAGCTGGTTACAATCGTGGTCAGATCAAGAACGTGATTAAGCTAGCCTTCAATCCAAACAAGACAAACCGTGATCAACTCTACAAGAATGGCATCAACCCAGTTGTAACATTCCCTGGTCAAGGAACGGTTCTGTTCGGTGATAAGACAATGCTTTCGAAACCTTCAGCTTTCGATCGTATCAACGTTCGTCGTCTGTTCATTGTTCTTGAAAAGGCAATTGCTACAGCAGCCAAGTTCACTCTGTTCGAGTTCAACGATGCGTTCACTCGCGCTCAGTTCAAGGCTCTGGTAGAACCATTCCTGCGTGACGTTCAGGGTCGTCGTGGTATCACAGACTTCCGCGTAGTTTGCGACGAAACAAACAATACGCCAGAAGTTATTGACCGCAACGAATTCATTGGTGACATTTACATCAAGCCTGCTCGTTCGATCAACTTCATCCAGCTCAACTTCGTTGCAGTTCGCACGGGTGTTGACTTCACTGAAGTTGTAGGTAAGTTCTAATAGGCGGACTAAATACTAGAAAGGATAGGGAGTAAAAAACGATGCCCTTTAATGTGTCTACTTTCGCCTCACAAGGACTACCATACGGCGGCGCAAGAGCCTCGCTCTTTGAAGTCTTTCTGAACCTGCCAGCAGGTATCGGCGAACCAACTGCTCAGAATCAGTTTCGTTTCGTATGTAAAGCGTCACAGATTCCAGCTTCAACAGTATCTGCGATCGAAGTCCCATACTTCGGTCGTAAGGTAAAGATGGCTGGTAACAGAACATTCGATAACTGGACTGTTACAATCATCAATGACGAAGACTTCCTCGTTCGTAATGCTCTTGAAAAGTGGTCGTCATACATTAACTCACACGCAAACAACCTTCGCGATCCATCAGTGATTAGCGAATCAGGTTTGGCTTCGTATCGCACAACAGCTTATGTTCGCCACTATGCCAAAACTGGTATCTTTGCTGGTGGAACAGATTCTGGTGAAGGAGCTATTCCAACTCGCGTTTATACGTTTAACAATATTTTCCCAGTAAGCATTGCTAACATTGAACTGAGCTGGGAAACAACTGATGCTATCGAAGAGTTTGCAGTAGAATTTGCATACGATTACTGGACTGTTGATGCTGACGTCAACAACAGGGTGATCGATACCTAATTGATCGCCGCTTTGTTATAATCACCTGAAGGAAATTAAATGGCGATCGAATTATTCGGATTCCGTATTGGGCAAGCAGACGAGGCGGAGGAAAAGAAGGCAGTTGCCGTCCCCTCGTTTGCTCCACCTCCTAACTTAGATGGTGCGTTAGAGGTTGCGCCTGGTGGCGCATATGGCACATACGTTGATCTAGAAGGCGCAGCCAAAAACGAAGCAGAGCTTGTTACTCGATACAGAGAAATGTCGATGTATCCTGAGTGCGAATCTGCGATCGATGACGTTGTAAATGAATCTATTATTACTGATCAGCAAGACGATCCAGTCACTCTCAATCTTGAAAAGCTGAAACAACCAGAAAGCGTTAAGAAGCGCATTCAGGAAGAATTCGATGAAGTGTTAAAACTTCTCGATTTCAATAACATGGCATACGAAATTTTCCGTCGTTGGTATATCGACGGTCGTTTGTTCTATCACATCATGATTGATAACTCTGCGCCACGAAAAGGCATTCAAGAGCTTCGTTACATTGATCCACGCCGTATTCGTAAAGTGCGTCAACCAATGAAGCGCACGCCTGTCGTTGGTCAAAACTCAAAGCTGATCGCACCAGCATACGAAGAATACTATCTCTACAATCTAGCGGGTATGACTCAGGGAACTATGACACAGGGTGTCAAGATTTCTAAAGATGCTATCTGCTACGTTCATAGCGGTCTGCTTGATGCGCGCAACCGCATGGTTCTTTCGTATCTTCACAAAGCAATCAAGCCGCTCAATCAGTTGCGTATGTTGGAAGATGCGGTAGTTATCTATCGCCTCGCTCGCGCACCTGAGCGTAGAATTTTCTACATTGACGTTGGTAACTTGCCTAAGGCAAAAGCTGAACAGTATGTTCGTGATATGATGGTTCGTCATAAGAACCGTCTCGTTTACGACGCAGATACTGGTGCAGTCAAGGACGCCCGTAAGTTCATGACGATGCTGGAAGACTATTGGCTTCCTCGTCGTGAAGGTGGTCGCGGAACAGAAATCACTACATTGCCTGGCGGTGAAAATCTTGGACAGATGGAAGACGTAGATTACTTCCGCAAGAAACTCTACAAGGCTTTGTCTGTTCCTATTTCACGTCTTGAACCAGAAGGTCAGTTTTCACTAGGCCGTTCTGGTGAAATCAATAGAGACGAAATCAAGTTCGCTAAGTTCATTGAACGCCTACGCGATCGTTTCACACATCTGTTTGATAGTATTCTTGAAATTCAACTGCTGCTCAAGGGTGTAATGACCCGCGAAGAGTGGAAGGAAATGAAGAATGATATCAAGTATGATTTCCAGCGCGATAACTACTACGCTGAAATCAAAGAACAAGACATGATGAACAATCGTCTTGCTGTTCTTGGCGTAGTTGATGCGTATGCTGGTAAGTATTACTCAGTAGAGTGGATTCGTCGTAATGTTCTTCGTCAAAACGAAGAAGAAATGAAAGAACTCGATAAACAAATGGCTGCTGAGGGTGAAGTGCAAGCTGCTGCTGAAGCAGAAGTAAATGATCAGCAGATGCAACAGCAACAGGCACAGCAAGACGCTGAACAAAAAGCTGCTAATAATCAATCTCAGCAAGCTCAAAAAGAAAAGTCAACGCCACAGAAACTTGAAATCAAAGTCAAGCATGAAGTTCCTGGCGCAAAGAAAGTAGCTAAAGAAGAACTCATCCCATTCAGACCTAAACCATTAAGTGAAGAAGATAAGAAACTTATTGAAAGAATGACTCGTGCTATTGAAGAAGTTTCTAAAGAAGATCTTTCTAACATTGAAGAGATTGAGATCAGGGATGATGATTGATTATGGACGAGTTAGAAAAGGCAAAGTTACTTTCTGTTGCCACTAAGCTCGCCAAAGCTGAGATTGAGGAAACTCGTTCTCAGCTAATCGAGCAAATCAATTCCATACAAGTAAAGAATGGGCGCGACGGTCGTAGCATCGTTGACGCACGCATATTTGAAGGCGATCTTACTCTACAGTTTAGTGATGGAAGTTTAACCAATCTCGGTAGAGTCATTGGTGATAATGGTTCGCCTGGAACAAAAGGCGACAAAGGTGATAAAGGTGATCCAGGCGAAGCTGGTCCTCCTGGCCCACGCGGAGATACAGGTTTAACTGGTCCAGCAGGTAAAGACGGAGAACGCGG